GGCACCTGGAACCTCAAACGTAAACTGGTCTGCCAGTTCATAATATACGTGAGGATCCGCTTTAACCTGAAGAAAAACTTCGTTCTTCTTCGATATAATCAAGTGTGACATAATTCACAGGATTCACCTATGAATATTTATTCCCCTACTTGAAACTTATATTCTAGAATCATACGATAGAAAAAATCTTTCATTTGTTCAGTTCTTGCCCTATCATACTCATCACTAAAATCACCGTGCTCTACGTGGCACTGTAGTGCTTTATAAACCTGATGACAATCTCTAATATCTAATTCCATCTGAACGAATGGAACATCTTCCATTTCATTATAATCGCTTTCGTAATCGTAATCACTCATTTTCCGTTAGTAAAATTGTAGTCCATAATCATCCTAAAAAAGCAATCTTTCATATATCGAAGATGTTCTTGTTCTTCTACAGGTCTGGCAGGAGCACCTGGCCAAAGTCTGAGAGTTTCATTTACACAATGACTTAGAAGACGTATGTCTTCTATTGTTAAATCAACTTGGTAATCAAACCTGTGTTCTTCGTTCATTAGAATCCTGCTTGGAACTTTTGCCACTCAATAGCATTCTTAATCTGAAATGTTCTATTGGCAACTGTTTTGATAATTTCTTCTAAAAACTTAAGAGTTGCATCATAGTAGCGAATCTTCATATCAGCCCTACTCAATCGCTCGTCCGCATCTAGATAACGTTGGATAGCATCTTTCTCACGGACTTTATATGGAAAGGGTTCTTCTTCATACACAGCAGGGTCTGCTTTACCTGTGTAAAAATTATGACGTTCAAGTCTTACTTTGTTATATTGTTCTCTTGCTCGCTCTCGCAACAATGTGATAGTATTATACAGAGTGTAATACTTTGAATGGAGTTGTGGAATCTTCAAAGATTCATCATGTAAGTTATCAGGATCGATGACAGCATCTTTCTGCCACATCTCCTGAATTTTGTCAAGATCCATTAAACAGAGGAAGTCAGTTGATATACAGTATACTTGAATGTTGCCTGTGCTGTAAAGTAGTTGACATCAGTTGATGTGGCATCAAAGTCCAGAGAACTAAGTGACACAGGGAACATATCTAAGAATTTTACCTTAGCCACTTCATTAAAGTTGCTATTTAAGATACGAAGTGTACCATCAGCAAATTGAAGAGGCATATCTCGCTGCCCATCTTTGTCTGTGGTAACATCTTTGAACTGTTGTGCAGTTTCTGGAAATCCTAATCCATACATCCAATCGTGTACGATTCTATAGTTTTCCAGATTCTCATCAACCAAGAATTGAATGGTTAAATCTCCGAAAGATAATTTAGTCTCTGGGATATCAATATCTTTCAGGTAAGATGGTTGCGTTGCAGTTGCGAGGGTTATTTCTGGAATCCTAGCACTATTGCAGAAAAAGTCAACCTTAGGGTACTTACCAAGATTGAATTTGAATCCAATCCCAGACAGAAAGTTCCTATTGTTTATTTGACTTGCCCAAGAACATGTATTAGACATTTTAATTACCTCGCATAATTTGCACCAGGAGCATCACGATAATCTGGACCAAGTTCTTGCTTCTTTTTCTGATTGAAGTACCCTTTAACAGTAGAATAGGATTTTACTGGTTGACCATAATGACTCTTACCAGACATATTTGGTAAAGATGCCCATTCTCTTCCTGCTCTACTAACAGCAGGACGATTCATAGGTATATTAAGATTAACTCCTCTACCTTTCAAAAGTTTTGTTGCTGCTTTGTCCTGATTTGCAGGAGTCATAGGTGTTTTAAGACTACCAGTTGCTCCTTTCCAAGTTGAAGGCATGAACTGATACTTACCTGCAGCGGCACTAGAAGGACCTCTTCCACCGCTTACAACAGTGTCTGGATGACCTTTTGTAGTATCAAACTTTCCACCACCATACATCACATTATATTGATTATCTCTACCACCATGCTCTGCTCTTCCAATAGCAGACTGCCATCCTCTTGTATTAGCAAAGCGATTCATGTCTCTATTGACTGAACCAACTCTATTGTTTCGTGGTCCAGAAAGACCCGGAACAGTTGATTTAGCACCTCTACCATCTGGAGTTCTTGGTGCTACACCATAAGCACGCTGAATATCGGCAGCGTTGGGTACAGGAGGTGGTGGAGTTAAATTCACTTTTTTCTTTTTAAAGAAACCCATAAACTCTTTGAGAGTCTTCTTTTTCTTTGGAAGACCATCATGCTTTGTTCTAGCAAAATCGCAAGCATCTTTTTCACTCATACCTGCTGCTGCTTTTGCAACTTCAGGTGAGGGGGCAGACATTTTGCCTTTCTTGGTCGCACAGACCATACCCATGAATCTTTGTTGTGATTTTGAGACTGCTGGCATCACACTAAAACCTTATACTATATTTAGACAAAAAAAGGGGGTCTTGCGACCCCCGAGAAATATGTGTACCAGAATCACATGAGGTTGGAGACCTTGACTCTTCTGTAGTAACGGTTGGTGTTACGGGTGAGAGCGCCTGCGCCAACGGTGGTGCCTTCCGCGAATGGGTTAGCAACGATGCCGTAGCGAGTCTTGAATCCAATCTTAGGTTGGAAGGTGTCCTGACCGACGGCACGAACCATCTGGAGGGGGACATATGGGCAGTAGAACAGACCAGCGTCATAAGGTGAAGAACCCTTATAACCTGCGACGTAGTACTGATCGGATGCTACGTTTGCAGAATAAGGATCGATGTATACACGATACTTACCTGCGAGAACACCAGCGAAGGTGTTACCAGTGTCATCAACGTTCAGGTTGCTGTTCAATGCAGGGGTGTAATCGAGTACGCCTGCCATGGTCAGAGCGGAAGCAACGTCTGCGGAGCAGAGGATCATGTTGCCCTTGCCTCTACGAGTGCGCTGTGCAATCGCGTTAGCATCTCTTTCGATCTGGAAGATCAGACCCTTGAACTTCTCAACACTCCAGCGACCGTTGGAGTCAACGTCGAGGTCGAAGGTACCAGGGTTAGCAACGTTTGCAGCAGCACCAGGCTCAGCAACGTTATAGATGGTACGGATGACTTCGCGGTTGATTTCCGCAAGGATTTCGGTGGAAAGAATGTTAGCAAGTTCTGCTTCAGCATTCAGACCGTGGATTGCCTTGAGGTCCTGTGCGAGTTCCAGGGAGTATTCTGCCTTCAGAGCTCTGCTCTTAGCAGTAACGGTGACCTTCTCGATCGAGAATGCCATCTCGTTGAATGCACCTGCGCCGTCGCCAAGATCCTCAGCGTCGTCGGTACGCATACCCTGACCTACGTTGTAGGTGGTTGCATCACCAGTTTGAGGAACGGTTCCGTCGAGTGCGCCAGGGTTAGAACCACGCTGAGCGGTGGTACCCATACCAACGTTACCAGCGGTGAATCCGTTGGTGTTGTTGAGACCAGCAGACTGACCAGAGAATGCGGTATCTGCTTCGCCAAACAATGCTTCGGTACCTGCTTGACCAGTGTACTTCGAACGCATTGCGAAGATGAGTCCAGTAGGACCGGACATTGGTTGAACACCTGCGAGGTCATATGCGACCAGGTTAGGCATTGCACGTCTGATCAAGGAGATCAGTACAGGGTCGAAACCAGCAACGGTTTGACCACCAGCGGAAGTATATCCGCCGTTACCAACAGAGTTGGTAGGTGCTTCGGAGAGGAAGTCACGCTCCTCACGAAGAGTTTGTTCTTGGTTCTCCAGCAGGACTGCGGTAACCGCTCTACGATGGGAATCCTTGATAGGATCCATTCCTTCGTAATCAAGAACGGGTGCCCACTTCTCCTGCAGAGCCTCGGTATTAGGCATTTGCATTTGAAAAATTTAACCTCTTAAAAAGTTAGTTTGAACGTTTATGATTTAAAAATCACTTCTTAGCAGCTCTAGAGAGAGTCTGCAGATAGGCTTGCATCATTGGGGATACTTCCTCGGAAATAACCTCATCGGTAGAAACCTCTTCTGAAAGATTCTCGGAGGTGCT